TAACTTCAATTGTATAGTTGACCGCTGGCAGTAAGTTCGGCAGCCTAAAATAAGGCCGCTTAGTTAAATAAACAACAGTGTCCGTTCCAGATGTAGTTGTGACGCTTACATTGTAGTGCGCCACAAAAGGGTCGGGGGATTTGTTCCAAAGTGCAAAAATATTATTCTCTATCGTACCGTCAGGAGACCTGTTAGTTGAAACATTAGCAACCAAGTTAATGGGTGGGGCAACTTCCTTACCAATGAATAAGTTAATTTCACCCGCATCGAGAAAGTCTTGCTGGTCACTTGTACCCCAATCATAAACATCTGAAGCGGTTTCAATTGCACTTACATCTACTGATATAGTGCCATCACTGTTGGGGTGCATCTTGTAGCTAAGAACTTCAAAAACTTTTGATACCCAGCCCATCTTAGCATTGCTGACCATAATGTTATCGCCTGCCTTAAACTTCAAGGCAGCTAGATTGCATGGCAAGGTTACGGTTGTAGCTTTACGAGATGAAAGCATTGCTATCTTTGCAAGCCTTTGAGCTTGAGTGTTGCCGGTTACAAAAGGCAACGCCATATCCAAGAACAGCTCGCCACCGTCAGCAGTTGCGAAAGTTGCGCTTTTCTGTGCAGGATAGTCTGCAACTATGTAATTCTTTTCCTTGCTAATAAAGCTACCTTTAACAGCGTTATAAAGCTGTCTGCGGCTTTGTCTTGTCTGTATCTGAAGCTCTCCAGTTAGCAAGGTTTCATCTATTGTAATGGTAGGCGCAACGTAACTAGCAGGTTGTAGAAAATACTCATCACCAGAATAAACTAGCTTGCCGCCCATAGATGTGAGCATATCCTCAACATTAGCTTTTCTGCTTTTCCCTGTGTCTAACATACCATTGAGAACGTATCTTTTTTCTGTTCCACCGCCATCAAGTGCAATAGTCTCATCACATACACTAACTGCATTTGCTAAAGTGGCGCTATCAAAGGAATCTGCATCTTCTCCAAGCCCATATCTTGCGTCTGTCATGTAGTCGCGTATGCAGAGAGCAGGGTTGTCAGACCACTCTACAGTGCCTGCAAGGTTAGCGATTTTCTTTCCTTTAATAGTTGCTGATATATTTGGCATTCCTGAGCGAAAAACTTCAGAATCATAGCGCAGTCGTGCATAGATATATGCCGTTCCTTGCAAGATGCAATTGCTGTTCCAGTGTGTCGAATATACTGCTAGCGTATTATTGGCGACAGTTTGAGTTCCGTCATATAACCAAAGCTCAAAATGGTCATCCCAGTTAATATTAAAATCGCTGATATATCCTAGCTGGGTAACGTCAAAATCTCCGCCACCTGTTGCTACAGTTGAGGTAGCATTGCTAGATGCAACAAACTCAAACCACTTGCCATGCCCTAACTTATCATCTTCATCATCATGGTCGTAGTCATCTATTGCAGTAATAGTATGAACACCGTTCAAATTTAACCCGCCAACATTATCAGCGCCACTAATAGTAATTTGATTGCCATCAACAAAAGCATAGTCAAGCGGCTTAAATGCGCCAAAGCTCGGAGGGGAATTGGTAATTCTTACAGTAGCACTTCCTGAAGTGGTTGCGATAACATTTGAAAAAGAGTAGTCAGTGCTTCCCCAGATTTTATTATCGCCAGACCAGACGCTTACATATTCTTCAATCTCATGCCCAGCCATTGCAATAACTAAATGTAGGTTTTCGTTATTACCGCCACCACTTGTAGTGTCCATGAAAACAATAGAACCGCCCACTCTACTTTCACCATAAATCACTTTTCTGTTTGTGATTGCATCTCTATTAGTTGCTGTAGTTCCGCCATCAATTGCGCCAGTGGTGCTTGAGCTAATGCTAGGCATCAATGCTCTGGATAGCATAGACAAGCCAGCGCCAAGCGCAAATGCACCCCACGACCAAGCGGCAAGGCCACCAGTTATGATAGCGGGGGCAGCGGCTGCAATACCTGCAATAAGAGCAAAGGCCATTTTTTATTTTCCTAAAAATTTAGAGTAAACGCGCTCGATTAATTCAAAGCCCATATGAACCATTAGCTTGTCGAAAGGAATATGCACTTTGGTGTTTAACGTCAAGACTGAAACGCCTGCTTCCTTGCAGTAATCTTCTGCATATTTTATTAACTTATATCCTGTAGCCCCAGCTCTGCTGTCAGGCTTAACAAAGATAACATCATTAATTGCAAACAAGTGGTCACTATAGTGAATGCTTTTGCTGACAGTCAAAACAAAGTAGCCAACCAAAGCGCCATCATTCCTAGCAGTGAACACCTTCAGCACACCAGCGGCATCAAGCCGCGCATATTCTTTATAATCTGGGTTTAATTTAATTGCACCTTTGTTAAGTGCAACCAGCTCCCAGTGTTCTTCAAGCAGCGGTTGTATTTCTGCTTTTACGTTAGTCATGCACTCTAGCTGTATTTTAATCATCGGCCTCCGCCTCCACCTCCGCTGCCTCTACTGCTTCTAACTCCGTCAAAGGCTGGGGTCACTTGTCCCCAATAAAAGTCCTTTTCTTGAATAGCTGTGACAAAACTAAAGCCTTCATCGGCTGGGTAATCAATACGCTGGTCGCCATCTGTATTCCTGCGCCTGTTTGAACGCTCAAACGCAATCAGCTTATTCTCGCAGGTCACGTTGATAGTTGAATATTCACCACCATCGTTAATGGTCATCACATCCATAAAGCCGGTAAACATAATAGCAGGAGTAGCGATTACATCGGCTGTTTCATTCATAGCGCCCAAAGCAATCGTCATTTTTCGCCCCTGATAATCTTCATCTCTAGCTGTTTGAATCAAAGATGTTTTAAGCCCAGTTAAAGTTACGCTTGCACCGTTAGCTGTTAGGTCAGCAGACTCTGCAATTTCACTAATTGAAAGCAAGTCGCCAGCCCCTACATAATCTTCTGCAACGTAAACCTCTGAGCTGTCTATAGTAATAACTCCGCCTACTTGGTTTCTAAGGTGCAAGTTTGTGCTGTTAGATGTAGCAGTGAAAACTATTAAATTATCTCCAGCTTCATAAAAAGTCAGGGGCAATATGTCTGCACTGGTGAGTGCATTTCTTACGCGAACTCTAAGTTTTAAGCCTGTATGCTTTAGCTTAACTGCGTACTGTTGACCCGCAACTGTATCGAATGTTTGATGTATAAATACGCGATTAGAAAAGCCAGTGCCAGAAGTCAAAACAGCCGTATCATTGACAGCCGCAACCGTTCCTGTGCCTAGCTCTACAACTGTCCAGTTATTCAATCCGTTTGTGTAGTCTCCGTTAGTGATAACGGTATTGCCTTCAGGTGAAGTCAGTAAGCCACTGCCACTCCAAAGCCTTACATCACCGCTAGGGAAGTCCATATCAATCAGATAAATAGGTCGAACAACTTCTGCGTCTGCAACCGCCTGCATTTCTGCGCTTAATGTGCGAGACATTAAAGAGCCTCCACGAAAGCAAAGGTAAAGCCATACATAGCCGCTGTATCTGTTGACCAGCTAATATCGTTGGATGCCATGCGCCAAAGGCTTTTTGGCAAGGTAAAGTCTACAACAGTTCCACCACTGACAGCGGCTCTCAATGGCGGCTGTATGCCTATCAAGCCTACCCCTGAGGTCTTGCTGGTTGTGGTTATGTAAAGATAGTCGCCTAGCTGCAAGTATGTTCCTGCATCAACTGCTGTGCTAGTGCCGCCCAAGCTGATTTCTTCTGCGCGTATCAGTGCATCTGCGTTAGTGTTGCCAGTAGCCGTTGAAGTGTGCAGCGGGTGGCCGAACGTAAACGTACCAGATTGCCCTTTAAGGCCGATTATGAAAGCCTCTACCGAACGTGCCTCTGCGTAGGTTAAAGGCGGCAGAGTAACCTCACATTCCCATCTAGCACCTTGGTGAACATAAGTCTGCGTGTTATAAGAAAAAGGCGATTCACTAACTGCAACCGCCCTTTTCAATCTCATCTGGATGTTCTGAATCCCTACGCTTGGGAATGCTAATGGCATTTTTTATGCTCCAATTAATGCTTGGCTATATCCACCACCGCGCTGTCTTGCGTCTGCTACTGCGCCTTTCGCTGCTGCTGCTATCTGCGGCATCATGCCAGCAACCTCGGCTCTTACAGTCTGTGCTACGCCAGTAGATATATTGATAGTTTGGTTTATTGTAACACCGCTGCCGCCCATCTTGTTGTTCGGTATGATAGCGCCTGACTGGTTAGGCACAAACATTTCTTGTCCACGTTCACCAACCATATAAGGTTGACCAGCTTGAACAGAACCCCCGATAGCCCTGTGTCCGAAGCTGCTCCCACCACCCCTATACATTCCCGCTTGTGAAGCCCCGCGAACGCTATTAGATGTGCTGCCTGTAGTGTTGCTAAATGTGCCAGTGATTGCATTAAAAGCAGCATCAACAATATATTTCTGGATAAGCATTTTAATCAGGCTATCAACAACACTCTTGCTCATTGCCTTCATAGATTCCTTAAAGTTAGCAGCACCAGTTACAGCGGCTGTAAGAGAATCAGTCAAACCATCTAAGCCTTGGGCTGTCAGAGACTTAATATTATCTTCCATGGTTGGTAACTTTCCAGACCAATCATCAAACGCTTTCTCCATATCGCCAACAGTTTGAATCATAGCTGGGGCAACTTTGGTTACAGCATCAGGAATGGAATCTAGCGAAAGCTTCAGGCTGTCAATCTGTGCATTTAAACCGCCAGCAAAATCGAGTTCATTTAATAAGGTTAGTGAATCGCCCGCTTCATCAGCTTTAAGCAATAATGCTTGTAGGCTCTCTAATCTTTTTCTGTCACTTGCTTGAGCTAGTTCGCTAGAAATCTTCTGCCTTGCATTGTAGCCTGCAATCTTATCAGCCCTTGCAGCCATGTCTTCCTCAAGCTTGCCAATCTCAACTCTTAGTTGGCGGGCATTCATTTCTGCATCGCTAGTGAATGCTCTAGTGAGGCCATCCTTCATCTGCAACGCTGAGTTGTAGACCATGATGAACCCATTAGCAAGGCTCTGGAAGCCTGTGACAGCTCCCTGAATTGCAGTTAAT